CAGGCGTTGAAGTTACAGTTGTTGACCAAAGTCAATATATACCAGCCGCTGTTAACTCGGTTCCTTATATTTTACTTGCCACTGCACAGAACAAAGTTTCTGGCACAGGCGTAGGTGTTGCTGCAGGTACACTACAAGCTAATGCTAACAGAGTGTATTTAATTACTAGCCAACGTGATTTGTCTGCAACGTTTGGTGTTCCGTTCTTTTATAAAACCACAGCCGGCACGCCAATCAATGGTTACGAGCTGAACGAATACGGCTTATTGGCTGCTTACAGCGCATTGGGCATTACCAATCGTGCGTATGTTCAACGTGTTGATGTGGACTTGTCTGCATTGACAGCCAGCTTAACTCGTCCAGTTGGTACTCCGCCTAATGGAACTTACTGGTTAGATACAGTCAACAGTCTATGGGGATTGTTCCAATGGAATCAAACTACCGCTGCCTTCACCAATCAAATTCCATTGGTGATTACAGATACCACTCAACTTGAAAATGTGTCAACTGTGCCGTTACAAAGCATTGGATCAATTGGTGATTATGCCATCACTGCTACTAACGTCAATAATCCTGGTTATTACAAACGCGGCGGCCCTACTACAAATCAAACATCTTCAACTCAATTGTCTGACGCTTATAATACCTGGGTTGAAGTTGGCAGTGCAGATTGGCAAACAGCATGGACTACAATACAAGGTACACTGGCACCGACCACACTAACTGCTAATAACACATGCACCATTAACAACACCACAGTTACAGTTCCTGCTAGTCCACTCAACACAGTAGCTGGGTTTGCTAACGTTATTAACTCAGGAAATATCACTGGTGTTTATTCTGCCTACGTTGATGGTAAATTACAAATTTACGCTGACAACTCAGCTAATAATGCCGCTGGTAATGTTGTTATTGCTGCAGGTACTGGAACAGTGTTAGCGGATTTGGGAATTACAGCCGGAACTTATAATGCTCCTACATTTTTAGCTGCTCCTAACTTTTCAGCACCACGTTGGAGATCCACAGACACTACACCAAGACCAACTGGTTCTGTATGGCAACGTACCAACAGTGTAAATCTTGGTGCTAATTTATCATTTAAAAAATACAGCACACTATTGGGCACTTTTGTTCAACAAGCATGTAACATATATACAACTGCAAATGAAGCCACCTACACATTAGATCCATCTGGTGGTGGCACAAATATTCCAGCTGGAACAACTGTAGCTGTAATCAATCCAGAGTTCAACACCCCAGCTACATTGGGACTTCAAATTTTTGAAAAATATTCTGCGGGTGCTACAATTGTAACAGGGTCAGACGACACACCTGGTCCGTTTTCAGTTGGAAATACATTCAGTATTGCTGCAACTATTCCAGGGCAGTCTGCCATTGGCGCACCGGTAACAGTAACATTGACTGGAACATCTGTAGCTGACTTTTTAACAGCAGTTAGTGCCGCAGTTGGTAGCTCTACATTTGCATCGTATGTAAGTGCATCAGTGAATAGTGCAGGAGCAATTGTGTTTACTCACAGTGCAGGCGGCAATATTACCTTGTTAAATCTAACAGGAACCCCGGTTACAACTGCTGGATTTACTACTAGCACTCAATTCTGTCGCGCTGGATCTAGTGGTAGATTGGTATTAAGTTATTGGGTAACTTCGCCAACATTTACTTACACAGCCAGTGGTACATCTCCAGATCAAGATCCAGCCAACGGAACTTATTGGTATTACTCAGCAACTACTCAAGCCGACATCATGATTCAAAACAACGGTGCGTGGGTGGGTTATCAAAATGTGACCAACGATGTTCGTGGTGATAATCTTTCGTTAACCAATGCCACAGGTCCCATATTCAGTACCACAGCTCCTACTACACAAACTAATACAGCGGCAAGCCCGTTGGTGTATGGTGATTTATGGATTGACACCAGTGATTTAGAAAACTATCCATTGATCAATCGTTGGAGTAATATAGAAGGAGTAGATCAGTGGGTAACAATTAACAACACAGATCAAACAACACAAAATGGTATTGTATTTGCTGACGCTCGTTGGTCGTCAAACGGTCAGGCCAACCCGGTCACTGATGCATTACCATCAATTACTAGTTTATTAACTAGCAATTACTTAGACTTGGATGCTCCAGAACCTACACTATATGCTCAAGGAACTTTGTTGTGGAACACACGTAGAAGCGGATTTAATGTAAAAGAGTTCCAAGGAGATTATTTTAATACTTCTAGTTTTGATATTCCAGTATACAGCAACACTACTGCATATGTTTACAACGATTTTGTTAACTACAATGGTGTAATTTATGTGGCAAAACAAAGTTCAACTGGAAACCTACCAAGCAATACTACTTACTGGTATTCGTTAACTGCTGAAAACGGAACGGTTAACACTTGGGTCACTGCCAGTGGTAATAGAAATGATGGATCCCCATACATGGGTCGATTGGCTCAACGTGCTATCATTGTTGCAGCTCTCAAGAGTGGAATAGATTCTAGTCAGCAAATTCGAGAAGAACAACGTCAGTTTAATTTGATTGCCTGCCCACAATATCCTGAGTTAATGCCCAACATGGTTGAACTCAACAATGACCGTAAAAACACAGCTTTTGTAATTGGCGACACTCCATTACGTCTTGGACCAGACAGCACTTCACTCTCTACCTGGCATTCAAACAACGGCGGCGCTGGATTAGTCACAAATGATGGACAAGGATCTTTTGATCCATACTTGGGTGTATTCTATCCAAGTTGCCAAACTACTGATTTGTCGGGTAGCCCAGTGGTTCAGCCACCCAGTCATATGATGATTCGCACAATTATTCGTAGTGACGAAATTGCATATCCTTGGTTAGCGCCGGCTGGAACCCTGCGTGGAGTTATTGACAATGCGGCCTTGTTGGGTTATGTAAATGGCCAGACTGGCGAATTTATAACCATTGGTGTAAGTCAATCCCTGAGAGACGTATTGTATCAATTGGATATCAACCCAATTACGTTTGTTCCAGGTGTTGGTATTACCAACTTTGGTAACAAGACCGCTACTAACGTTTCTTCTGCACTGGATCGTATCAACGTGGCACGTTTGGTTGCATTTATCCGTGGGCGGTTACAAGAAATCGGTAATCAATACTTGTTTGAACCCAACGATCAAATCACACGTAATCAAATTACAAACGCTTGCACTAGTTTGATGCTTGATTTAGTAGCAAAACGTGGTATCTACGACTACTTGGTGGTTTGCGATTTGAGCAATAATTCACCAGCTACCATTGATGCCAACGAATTGTATGTGGATATTGCGATTGAACCAGTTAAATCAGTTGAATTTATCTACATTCCGTTGCGTATTGAGAATACTGGAGCAATTGCTTCTAGTGTCAGCACAGTGGCTACTGCCAGTTAATACCATGGCAACGAATACCATAAATAAAGTATATAGGAGATAATACCATGGCTGTTTCATCATTAAGTAGAATGACTGTGCCTTTGGCCAGTAACCAAAGCACTCCAAGTCAAGGCTTGTTAATGCCAAAACTAAAGTATCGCTTTCGCGTTACTTTTCAGAATTTTGGAGTAAGTCAACCAGTCACTGAATTAACTAAACAAGTTATTGATTTTACTAGACCCAGTGTTGAGTTTGCAGAAATTGCACTTCCTATATACAACAGTACGGTCAAGTTGGCTGGAAAATACACCTGGGCTGATGCTACCTGTAACATACGTGACGATGCCAGTGGAGCCGTGTCTAGATTAGTTGGCGAACAATTACAAAAACAATTGGACTTTATGGAAATGGCATCAGCTGCTTCGGGTATTGACTATAAATTCTTAACAGTGTTTGAAGTGCTAGATGGTGGTAACGGTACTTCAGTTCCTGTTGCATTAGAAACATGGGAACTATACGGTTGCTACCTCAAGTCAGTCAATTACAACGACTTAAACTATGGAACAAGTGAAGCAGCCACTATCACAATGAACATTACATTTGATAATGCAAACCAAGTGGCAGGAGAAGGTGTTGGTACATTAATTGGACGCACAGTCGGCGACGTGGCATCTGGCGTAGGCGTTTAATCAATTATGGCTTGGGGCCAAGACTTCCTTAAAGGATTTGTTGGGGCTAGTGGGTTAAAAGATTATTCCCATGCTGCCAAGACATTCCTGCAAAACGGATATGAAAATGCTCCTCGCCAGAAGTTTTTATTTCACGTTTACTTTACTATAAACCGAGCAGTGCCTGCCTTGCAGGCCGCTTTCCCCAACGAAGATACTGCTACAATTGGTCTTATGGTCAAGACCGCACAGTTGCCCAGTTATCAAATGAGTGTTGATACACTCAATCAATACAATCGTAAACGTCTGGCTCAAACCAAAATTGAATACAATCCTTGCGTGTTTGAATTTCATGATGACGGCAGTGATTTGATTCGTAACATGTGGTATAATTATTTTCAATACTACTACAAAGATCCTAGTCAAGCATATGACAACGTAACCAATCAAAACGGTCAAATGGCCGCGGTAATTGGTACGCCTGCTGGTTTCAATTACAATGCCCGAGACATTTATAATCCAAGTCAAGTGGTCAACGATTGGGGTTACATCGGCGAGAGTTACAGCAGTGGAGTTCCGTTAAGTGGTGCTGGAAATACCAAACCTCCGTTCTTTAGAGACATTCGCATCTATGGAATGAATCAACGAAAGTTTTCTGAATACATCTTGATCAATCCACTGATCACTGACTGGCAACACGACACCTACGATTACAGTCAAAATTCTGGTACCATGAATCACAGAATGACAGTAAGGTACGAAACAGTCAAATACTACACTGGTGCCATTGGCAAGTCTAGACCCGACACCAACGTGGTAGGATTTGCAGATCCTGCATACTATGATACTGTACCAAGCTCATTGGCCAGACCCGGCAGCACACAGACTGTGTTAGGACAAGGCGGCCTGCTTGACGCTGGCATTGGTATTGTGCAAGATTTGCAAAGTGGTGGAGTTGGCGGATTGATTGGTGCAACACAAAAAGCTGCAACAGCATACAACACATTTAAAAACGTCAACCTTAGAAGTGTGGCCAACGCAGATGTTAAACAGGCTGTTAACAATACTATTCGTGGTGCATTGCCTGGAATAATTCGAGGTGCAGGTTCAAGTCCGTTGAGCTCGCCGTTGGGTATACCTACTCAACCAGTGACTACCAGCAGTGGTGGTATATTCTTTCCTACACCACCAGTGTCAACTAGAACACCTGGATTTAATCCCAGCATATCTGGAGGAGGTTAACCGTGACCACAGTTAATGCTATTAACTATTCAATTGATCAGACTGTTAGAATTTTTGATCAATTTTACAATTATGATGCAAACATACCTGCCACTGAGTTTGATGCAGTGCTGAGTTATTTTAGAAGTGTATTCACTACTGATGCTGCCGCACAAAATATGACCAGCAGTTTATTTAGAGTGGCAGAGTTTAGCGATACCAATGCGTTGGATTTGTTACAAACATTTCAAGAAAATGGATCCAGTGAACCGCAAGTGACCATACTGATGGCCTACTATCTCAACACCATACGTAGCCCTTCTACTTTGTTGGGTGTGCTGTCACCATCTACACCTAACTTTTACACAGCAAGAAACGTCAGGGCGTAACTATGCCAAACTTCCGCCAAGGCCCATACACAGTAAAAAATACGGCCAAGTATGTTGGCAAGGGAACTCCTAAATATAGATCTGGGTGGGAACTTACTTTTATGATGTTCTTAGACAGTAATGACAACGTGCTACAGTGGGCCAGCGAAAGTATTCGTATACCATATCGTAATCCGCTGACTGGCAAACAAAGCGTGTATATCCCAGATTTTTTAGTGACCTATCGTGGGCGCAACAACACCACCATTGCTGAACTGATTGAAATCAAGCCCAAGAAACAAAGTCTACTTGAAAGTAAAGCGACAGATCGCGACCGTGCAGTAGTGGCACTAAACTATGCCAAATGGGATGCCGCAACTAAATGGGCCAAACGCAACGGGCTTACATTCAGGGTTATTAACGAAGACATGATTTACCATCAAGGCGGCAAGAAATAATAGACTAACATACCGACGGTAAATATGGTATGACTAGAAAATTGGAAGAACTTTTTGATTTCCCTCCTTCAGAAACCGCTGAAGACAATCCCACAGTTGAAGAAACACGCACTCAGATAGCCGAATTGGATGCCACTATAGATAAAATTGATGCGGCCCTGCCCACAGTTCGTGACTTGGACACCGGTGATCGAGAACTTGATGAACTTGCTTCAAAAGCACAAGAAACATTCAATGATCTGATGGATTTGGGTATGAATGTAGACAGCCGATATGCTAGTGAAATCTTTGCTGTGGCCAGCAGTATGCTAGGACACGCTTTAACAGCCAAAACAACCAAGCTAAACAAAAAATTAAAAATGGTTGATTTGCAGTTAAAAAAGTTAAAAATGGATCAAGACCAACAGCGTAATGCGCCTGAAGAAGCAATGCCTACAGCACACGGACAGGTGCTGAGTCGTAATGATTTGCTGGAACGCTTGATAGCCACTAGCTCACAAAACAATATCAAAGCATAAATATCATATAGGGATACTAAGATGAAAAATTTTCAACAATACCTCGCAGAAAGCGAAAGAACTTACAATTACAGAATTAAAATTGTAGGTGATGTTGCACCTGATTTTATCAAACAGTTGGAAGAACGACTCAAACAGTTTGAAGTTGTAACAATCAGCAAGCCAAAGACTACTCCGGTACAGCTTAAACCGGCTGATTTTCCCAAGCACAGCAACGACAGCGTGACCAGCATGGACGTAGAATTCCGCTATCCAGCAATTGAGCCGCAGATCAAAGAAATTGCTCAACTGCTGTTCTTAGATCCAAATCGTATTATCATGTTGACTACTCCACACGAAGACGGTATGGACAGTGAGCGTGAACGAGTTGCCGCTGAAAATAAAAATTTGTTAACGGATACAGATTATCCTGCACCCGATGCAGAACAAAAAGCTCTGATTAAAGATTACTCTGCTCCATACAACAAACATGCTGTATTGAAGAACGCATACCGTAGTGATTTTACCGTAGCTGGTGGCAAAACACCTCCTGCAAAAACAACAAACGATTTACCAATGGACAACACAAGTCCAATGACCAACATAAAACGCCCACCACGCCCAGCCACCGGCGCCAACCCAAGAGGATAATACAATGACATTTTTTTACGACCTAAACAAACGATTGGCCGACTTGGCTAGCAAGCAAGATGCTCAACATCTTGCAGAACACGCAACGCCATCTGCTCAGACACCCAAGAAGGGTTCATTGGCACAAGCACTGAACGAACGTGACCTAGGCAAACATAACAATGCCACTACAGGTTTTGCGGCGTTGGCCAAGAAAACCGGCGGTGGTGAAAAAGGTGCTCGTATTGCTGGCGCACAGTTGGCAAAAATGCGAGCCAAAGGTCAAGTTGAAGAAGGTAATGTAGACGAAGCTGCGGTACGTATTATGGCCAAGCCTGATGGGTCAAAAGTCACAAGAGGAACAGCCGCTTATGTTCCTAAAAATTCTATTGCTGGCAAAACGCCACAAGGTCAAGCACATCGTGATGCCACAGCCGCAATGGCCAAGACTGCTCGTGCCGCCGGTGGTAAATTGGCAATGAACAAAACCACTGATACAACTGGCAAACGTGTACCAGGTGGATACGATGCAATGGCCAAAGGTGTAACACCATTTAGATCCAGCACTGAAGAAGGCAACGCATTTACAGGTGCATTGGCCAAAACACCCAAAGGTGGCAGTTTCAAATTGGGTGACAAAACATTTAAAGATACTAGCAATCTTGAAGAAGGCATGTGCCCTGCTTGTGATTGCTCACCATGTGAATGTAACAGTATGGAAGAATCAGCATTTCAAGCGGCCATCGGCAAAAAGAAATACGGTGATGCAGGCATGAAGGCTTTGCAAAAGGCCGGTCGTGATAATGCCAGCGACAAGACCATGAGCAACATTCGTAACCGTTACGACAAGTATGATGAAAGTCAAGGCATGACTGACGAAGGCAATGCGTTTAGCAAAGCCGTAGTTGATGCCAAACGTGACGGCATACAAAAAGGTGAGAAGATTCGTGTAGGTGGTAAAGAGTTGCCACTTAAAGAATTGGATATGAGATTGCTCAAAGGCGCACAAGGTTCAATGAAGGGTAGCAATACCGACAGCGAAAGCGAACGCAACAAACACAAAAAGTATGGTTATCGTAGTGACCGTGACGACACTGGCAATGACGATGACTATGACGAACATGGCAATTTAAAGAACAAGAAAAAAGCTGCTGTATCCGACGGTCCTAAGAAAAAAGGACGTCCGCCATCTGCTAGATCAAAAGATGAAGAGCGTGTGACCAAAGGCAGTCACAAATACAAAGCTGTTGACGGCAAGCGTGTTAAAAAAGAAAAAACCAAAGAAGGTCTTGACAGTGACGGAGTTATGATGACTCGTCCTAGCAACATGAGTAGTGAAGGATATAGCCCTAGCGAGTACGATCAAGAAGGCGACATGACCAAGGATTCTTTGCATACTGTTATTCGTCATGCAGAAAAACTTGAACAACACTTGCAAGACGCAGAAAATTTACCAACATGGGTAATTGAAAAAATTGGTCAGATCAAAGGCATGATGACCAGTGTGAGTGATTACATTATCTCATCACACGAACGTGGCGCAGAACAAGGTATGGAACCAGCACTAGACGAAGAAAAAGTTGAAGCCGGTAAGCGTGAGTTTTTTGATCGTCTTGCTCCTGCAGCCAGAAAAGCTGCCAAAGTAATCAAAGTAATGTCCAAAGGCAAGGAAGCAGTAGGAGAAGAGTCTACAGACAAAGAAGATACCCGAGCTGAGAAAGCTGGTAAAAAAGTAGCCAAAGACATCGAGTACGACGAAGGCGACAAAGGTAAAGACGACGACAAGGCTGAAAAAGCCGGTAAGAAAGTTACCAAAGATATCGAGTACGATGATAAAAAAGATCGTAAAGAAAAGAAAGACGGCAAAGAAGAAAAAGTCGACGAAACAACCGTAGCTGGTAGTGTAGCCACAGCAACTACAAGTGGTAAGTCCAGCAAAGGCGGCATGAGTTTTGGCAAAGGAGTTTACGAAAACTACAATCGACAATTTACGCAGGCTCTAAACGAAAGTATTTCTATCGAGTCCAAGATGCAAGAATGTGGCGACGGTAACATGGAGCCAGGCATCACTATACAAGCCGACGGTGAAGATGCAGCCAAGTTAATGATGTTGTTAAAATTAGCCGGCCTGGACAATCAAATTCCTAAGCCTTGTCCATCATGCGGCGGCAGTCCATGTGGTTGTGCAGAAGTGGTTGATGAAAATGCACCTGACTGGCCAACCAACACAGACACGCTGGCAGCAGATCCTAACCTCCGCAGTTACTCGGGCGGATTGAATGGTCCTAAGTCAACTGGACAAACAACAGTTCCGGTTGTTGCTAGCCAATTGCGCCGTCAGGCCAGTATGGAAGAGTCAATTGCACTTGAACGTAACTTGTTCAAGACTTGGCAAAATTACAAAGGGTAATAAAAATGGCTCAAGCAAACGTTTACACCACAGTATCAAATGCAGTATGGTATACTGATAAATGCGAAATTGTCACAGGTAATACTGCTGTAACTTACAACACCTATGTCATGCAAGCAGGCAATCCTACTGTGGGTATTCTTGGTACAGTAACAAACTCTAGTAATGTTATGGTCTCAACAAACGCCAGTCAGGGATTGATTGGATCTACATTTGTAACCGGCACTGGTGTTGCTAACACAGTCACAGTGGTCAGTGCAGTCAACGGCCAAAGTCTTGTTATGAGTGCCAATGCAACTGCAAACAGCACTGGCCCATACACATTGACCACAGGCAATCAAGGCAACTTATACAGTGCCAACGTGCAAATTGCCGCTAATAATCGCCAACAAGTTTATGTGGGCGCCGGCAATAAATTAACTGTCACTGGTAGTAATTTTACCGCAAGAGAACTTGGCACAGCAAGCTCGGCAGTCGAAGGCAGTTAATCGTGAGAGCCCGCGAGTTTCTTATGGAGAAACACACTGGCAAGATTGGTCGACGAAGAAGTCAAGCCACAGTTGGGCTCAACAAGTTTAGAGACACAGATCTAGCTGATCGAGTTTACGAACTCAACCGTGTTATGATGGCCGCCGCTTGTACGGATGGCACCTTTGTTCCAGATATAGATCATGAATCTTGGTCAGGACGTTATAATGTGGCCATGCCCTACACCGAAGTTGAACAAAACATGTTAGAAAAAGCATTCCAAGCGGTAGGATCAGACTACGAAGATCTTAATCACGGTGATTTAAAAAGCAAAGAATTAGACTCAACAAATAAACGCAGTCCAGTTACCGGCTTCCAAGGATATCCTAGATGAGAGCCCGAGAGTTTATAACTGAAGAACAAAGGTTGCCGCCCGAGCAAGCAGATCCTATGAATCATGTGTTTGTGTTGCCAGGAGTGCAATCCAGCGACCCATATCAAATCTATAGACTGGGTGTGGCCATGGCTCGAGCCAGAAGCGACATTGGCTCAGATAAAATTCCATACATGCCCGAGTGGAGTGCATCAGCAGCATTTGGCGAGGATGCTGTGATTGCAGGATTCAATGCCAGTGTTGAACCAATAATTGATCAAGCATTAAAAATGATAGGACTGCCCGATAAAAAAATACAAATAAGTACCCCTAACAGTCTAGAGCCAGCATCAGTAAATTATCAAAGCCCAGTAACAGGCTTTAAAGGCTATCCAAGGTAATGGCAAGTCCGCCACCACCATATGCCAATATTACCGGCATAACACGCACGGTAATGAAAGACAATGCTCAAGAAACAGTGTCTAACTATAACGGTAATGCTCGCCCAGGCGAAATGACTGTTAATCCAAACACTAGTCAAATTTACATTGGCAACACCAACGGTAATTTAAATTTAGTAATATCCAGTAACGGATCCAACACTTTCCTAGGAAATATCCGTGTAGCCAATAGCACAGCTGGTTTAAATCAACTGTATTTTGACTCGGCCACAGGCGAAATTGTATACTATCAACCTTGACATGAAAAAATTACTTTTAACATTACTCTTTACACCATTATTGGCTGTGGCACAGATCAACGCTCAATGCCCACAGTTCACAGCCAACGGCACACCTGAATATCAAGCCCAACTCGGCGACCAAGAAATTTGCCACACCAATTATGCAGTTATTCATCGTTGCAGTGTCAAAGCACCAGTGGCAGTATTTGAACACTTGACCATGGCCGCAATGACCGGTCCAGCCAAACGTCGAGACAACTTCCGCCCAGATCCACAAGTAACAACAGAATGCAGTGCTACCCTGGCCGACTATGCCACTGTAGGTCGCACACACGATCGTGGACACATGGCTCCAGCCGGCAACAATACACAGAATGATTTGATTATGTCCGAGTCATTCTTCTTAAGCAATATGGTTGCCCAAGTAGCCAACAACAATCGCGGCATTTGGAAACAGCTAGAAACATGGGAACGTCAATGGGCCACGGCTCCTGGCACAGATTTTTACATTATTTCGGGTGGTATTTACGATCCAGGACATCCTGTTGTTGGTAATGGCCTAGGCATTCCAACACGTTTATACAAAATCATTATTGAAAAACGCAGTGGCAATGTTCAAGCATACTTAATGCCCAATTCTGCATTACCGGTACAAGACCTACCTAAATATCAAGTTCCAATGACCGCAGTAGAGCAAGCTACCGGCATGCGTTTTAATTTAGGTCAGTAATCCAAACGCTCATAATTACAATATGAGCAATTTCTATTGTGCAGCTCCTTGGCGGGGTCTGCATATCAATCCACAAGGCAGTGTAAAAACCTGTTGTGCCGGCGATCCAAATATGTTGGGCAATTTAAACAGCCAAACTATAGAGGAGATTCTGCATGGATCTGCTTTGCAGGAAGTCCGTCAAACTCTACGTGCCGGACAGCCTCATGCCAAGTATTGCCACAATTGTGTGCAGGCCGAACGTTATGGACGCAGTGAACGTGACTGGCACAATAGAATAAATCCTGGGTTCAATGCCAACAACTCCACAGATGTAGAACACTATCCGGTATTGATCGACATACGTTGGAATACCACTTGTAATTTTAGTTGCAACTATTGTAATGAACACAGTAGTAGTCAGTGGGCCAGTCTAAAACAATTGTCAGTGCAGTCGGGCACCAGACCTTATTCAGACCAGGTGTGCGACTATCTTGAACAGCATCAGAGTCACATTAAGAAAGTGGCCTTGATTGGCGGCGAGCCGTTGTTACTCAAAGAAAACGAACGTCTACTAGATGCAATACCTGCAGACTGTCAAGTTGATGTTATAACCAACCTGGGTGTAGAATTGTCCAGCAATAGAATATTTGAAAAACTGGCACAACGATCTCGTGTTGGATGGAACATCAGCATTGACAACACGGGTGATAGATTTGAATATGTTAGATACGGCGGTGTGTGGAATCAAATTGAACGCAACATCAAAACAATACAGGCCTGTGCTGGCCATAGACTAGGTATACATCCACTATACAACATTTACAATGCCACCAGACTGTCAGAATTGATTGTGTGGGCACAACACCAATCTATACCAGTGCATTGGCAAAGCCTGTATCATCCTGCTTGTTTAGATCCACTACAACTGGGACCTGAAGTTAGACAGTTGGCCTTGAAAGAATTACGAACAGTATTAAGTAGACCCGATTTGGATCACGGTCAACGCAACTTCTTGCAAGAAACCGAAGCCCGACATCAACAGGCCAGCAACAATGTGTTACCAGAATTTATAAATCACATCGCCGAAATTGAAAGTAAATATCATGCTAGTGTCACTGGTCGCTTTGAACAACTGTGGCCTGAGCTAGCAACATTATTATGAGCCAAACCGAATCCACTTTAGTTAAAACGCCATACAAGAAGACAGCCTTTACTGACCAACAGTTAGAGGAGTTTGTAAAATGCGCTGACCCCGTTACTGGGCCACAATATTTTATGGACAACTTTTTTCATATACAGCACCCTACCAAAGGCAAGCTGCTATATCATCCGTTTGACTATCAAAAACGTCTGATAGATACCTATCACAACTATCGCTTCAGCATCAGCATGATGCCGCGACAAACTGGTAAGAGTACCAGTGCCGCTGGCTACTTGCTGTGGGTGGCCATGTTCCGTCCAGACAGCACAATTTTAATTGCCGCACACAAATACACTGGCTCGCAAGAGATCATGCAACGTATTCGTTATGCCTACGAGTTGTGTCCAGACCATATCAGAGCAGGTGTTACCAGTTACAACAAAGGCAACTTGGACTTTGAAAACGGAAGCCGCATAGTATCAACTACCACAACTGAAAACACCGGTCGTGGTATGAGTATATCACTCCTATACTGTGACGAGTTTGCGTTTGTGCGTCCCGGCATTGCCAAAGAGTTCTGGACTTCTATATCTCCTACGCTGGCCACCGGTGGTAAAGCAATTATTACCAGCACTCCAAACAGTGATGAAGATCAGTTTGCCCTGCTATGGAAAGGTGCGCTCAAATGTGAAGACGAATTTGGTAACCCTACTGACGTTGGTATCAATGGATTTAAGAGCTATCGCAGTTACTGGAACGAACATCCAGACCGTGATGAAAAATGGGCCAGCGAACAACGGGCACAGCTAGGCGATGATCGTTTCCGCCGTGAAATGGGTTGTGAATTCATTATCAATGATGAAACTCTTATTGCTCCGGCCAAGCTGTTGGATTTACAAGGACATGAACCTTTATACAAGACTGGGCAAGTTCGGTGGTATCAGCGACCCAAGGCAGGTCGCACTTATGTAATTGGACTTGATCCTAGCCTGGGCACCGGTGGCGATGCTGCCGCTATACAAATATTTGAAGCAGAAACTACAGAACAAGTGGCCGAATGGCGTCATAATAGAACACCCATACCCGAACAAGTTCGTATTTTAGCCGGCATCTGTGCCCACATTAACGAAACAGTCAAAGACCCGCAAAAAATATATTTTAGTATAGAAAACAATACCATTGGTGAAGCTGCATTGATTAGCATAGATGAATACGGCGAAGAAAACATACAGGGATACTTTCTAAGTGATCCGCACTCAGGCGGAAATAGAAGATATCGTAAAGGATTTAACACTACAAATAAACCCAAGCTGGCAGCTTGTAACAAGTTAAAAACCCTAATTGAGTCTGGACGTATGAAGGTACGCAGTTCAAGTTTTGTCAGCGAACTCAAAACTTTTATAGCCGCAGGTGTAAGTTATGCGGCCAAACAGGGCGAAACTGACGACCTAGTAATGGCCACAGTGTTAACAGTGCGTATGTTACAACTGCTACAAACCTACGATAACAGCATAGATACCCAGCTGAGAGACCACGGAGATAACATAATTCCTCCTATGCCGTTCATCAGCGTAAGGCGCTAAATACACTACTATGGCAGATATTACACCCGCTCGAAAATTATTTGATCTACTGGTCAGTAGAGACTTTGACCCAGAAATGCTGGACAGTTCTGGTAAACCTGCATCCGATCCTGCAGAAACTGAAATATACAGTTTTGACTTTGTTGCTCAAAGTGGTAAAGATTACGGCACAGTGGTAATCATGCTGGGCGACGACAATGATCTTGAAGTTTATTGCTCAGACAACGTGGGCCGCAGCATGGAAGGTGACGATAAAAACGACTGGTTCGCTTTCTTGGAACAGTTGAAAAATTTTGCCGTTAGAAACTTCATGACGTTTGGCATTAAAAATTTAAATCGCCTGCGTTACAGTATGCAAGGGCAAGCAGCCATCAAAGAAGGCTTGTTTGAAAGTTGGAGTGGCAATCGCACCACCAGTTGGAACGGTGCCGCAACTGAAGCACGTTTAATGATTCGTCATAAAAAGAATATTAGTGAAGGCGATGCTCGTTTCCGTTACATTGAAAGTTTGTTTATCGAAACTGCCGACAGCGAACGTTACAAGTTACCGTTTAAGAGCTTAACTGGTGGCCGTGCCATGTTGGAACATGTGCGCCAAGGCGGACGTCCTTACGATGCCAGAGGCAATCATATTAGTGAAATGGTTACAGAACTGGCAGTGTTAAGTCGTTTCCGTAGAGCCAATCAAGGACAAATTTTTGAAGGCGATACCCAACAATTGTTAGAACAAGTTCAAGAATATCAATCAAACTTGCAACGCGGTCTTAAAGGTCTTGGTACCCGAACTGGATACACCACATATTTTGAATCATGGAGTCCTGCTGAAATTTCAGAACAGGATGTAGTGATTGAAAGTTTAAAGAATCTTTTTGTCAAGCAAAGCATTGACACAAGAATTGAGTCAGCATTACCGCTGCTGGCCAAAATACAACAACAAGGAACTGAAATGAAAGAAGCCAACATATTTGAAGCATGGGTCGAACGACTTGCAGAAGGCACCTGGGCATTGCCAGACACGCCAGAAAAGCAAGACCAATTGATTGAACTATTGAGTACGGATTTGCCAGTGGGTGCCGATGCTACTAATGCCACTGAACAACTGTACGACCTTGTTGGCGATGATCAACTTTTTGATCAGTTGGGCGAACTGGCCGACCGCGATGCCAATGCAGATGCACGTCAAGTGATCATGGATCGACTACAAGAACTCAGTGACTTTCCTGAAGTGCGTACGGTATTAGATCAATTACAAATTGACGACACTGCCGAAATGAATCCACCCGAAGCAACCAATCCTGCTGATCTTAGACCAATGAATGAAAGTGTTCTTACTGACAGCACAGGATCAACTTTACAACACATTCTCAACACATTCAAACGTGACGTTAAAGACTTTGAACAATATGGAGATATGAGTGATGATCTATTCCATGCCTTGTATGATTATTACTCTGATGATATGCCGTATGGTACCCAAAAAGGACGTACCGGAGACCCGTACGAATGGATATCAGACCGGTTTGGTGCAGACTTGGGTATTGATGGATACGGTAGCAACAGTCCGGGCGTACCAGATTCTGATTACAGTATGGAACGTGAAAGTGTAGGCGACTATGCCGACGAGTATCAAGATTCATTATCGGGCATATTAAAGATTGCTGGTGTGCCAGCCACACCACGCCCTGCTCCGCAATATGATCACGCTGACATGGATGAAGGCATTCTTGGCACATTAGGCGGCGGCGCAATTGGTACAATGTTAGGCGGACCACTTGGCGGCATTGTTGGTGCTGGATTAGGTCAACACCTTACCAAGGGCGGGTCTCCATTGATTGAAAAAGATGATGAAGAAGATGATGATAGTATTAATCCTATTGTTCCGGCGTTGGCTGGCGGTGCACTAGGGTATGCCGCAGGGTCTGGTGCGCTAGATGGTATTGGTAGTTCAATTGGCAGCGCCTTAAGCGGCCTTATTGGTGAAGAAGAAACCGACGAAGGTTGGAAAGGTGCTGCAGTAGGCGGAGCACTCGGAACAGTTGGAGGCGAGATGGCAGGTTCTGCGTTAGGACCAATTGGTCGTGCAGTTGGTGGAGCACTTGGCGGAACTGCAGGAACAATGATTGGCGACAAACTAGGCGGACCAGACGAAGAAGACAAAGAAGACGAACTAATCAAAATGAAAAAAGCCGCCGGAATTCATGAAGATGAACAATTAAATGAAGTTATTGGCCCGGCAATAGCCGCCGGTGCCAGAGCTATTATGCCTTTGTTATCAAAAATTGGTCCAGCGTTGGGACGTATGGCATCTCAAGGTGGCAAAGCAGCTGGACAAGCGGCTACAGCTGCAGCTCCTGTAGTTGGTCAAGTGGCTAAACAAGGAGCACAGGCAGCAGGCCAAGTTGCCAAACAAGGTGCAGAGATAGTTGCAAAAAATGCATTGCCAATTGGTGCCGGAATAGGTGCTTATCAAAGTATTACAGATTTGACAAAAATGCTAGGCACCGGAGTAGGCGAAGTATATAGTGATATAGGTGGAGCGGCTGCGGCAATTACAAAAGCCGTAGGCACCGCAGTTGACGGAAAAACTATTGGAGATTTAGCGGCAGCCGCAGTAAAATATGCAATACCAATTGGTATATTATTAGCAGTATTATACGGCGGCAAAAAAGTCATTGACAGTATCTTCAGTGAGAGTCAAGGACAAACCGACGAAGGCTTAGTAGGTGCCGCACTTGGTGGAATTGGCGGAGCATTGGTAGGCGGCCCAGCTGGAGCAATTCGTGGAGCGTCAATAGGCAATTCTATTGGTGATGCAATGGGCGGCAGCACTACCGATGAAGCAATTGATCCTAAAAATCCTAGAGATTATGAACGTCCAACTATTCAACGTAACAAACAAGGCCAAGCACCTTTAACTCGCAAAGACGTTGAGCAAAAAGATCGCAAAGCCGAATTTGATTTTTATCAACGTGCTCATGGCAAGCCGCATCCAGATTCAGCTACTAAAGAAAGTCGTTCGTCTTTGGCTGGTCAATACGGACATTCGGGTAGAATGCAAGAAGTTGACAAAGACACCAGCTTTTTGGACCGACTCAAAGAACTTTCTGGAATGAAGAAGTAATTTAGCAATTAGAACAACCGCGTCATAAATACACTTGACGCTAAGAAGTAAAGCGTATATACTACACAAGTGCATACGCTTTTTTCTTTAGTATCACAGGCAACTCGAATCTAAATTTTTAGATAGGCAACATAGTAAACAAACTTTGAAAGGCAACTAACTATGGCATCTTTAGCAGACATCCGTGCGAGACTCGCACAATCAGAAGGTAACAAACAAGGCGGCAACTCCACCGGTGGCGATAACGCAATTTATCCACACTGGAAC